GATAGGTGAGGAGAATATTTACGAGATATTTGAGAGACCAGTAGAAGACCTAGGGGATGGCACAGGTGAGTTTCTCTGGCCTAGACAGCAAAGAAAAGACGGTAAGTGGTTTGGGTTTGACATTAAGATTCTCGCTAAGAAACGAGGTCAGTACCTAGACAAAGGTCAGTTCAGAGCACAGTACTACAATGACCCCTCTGATCCTGACAATGTACCCGTAGGCAGCGAAAAGTTTCAGTACTTTGATCGTAAACATTTGAAAGAAGAAAACGGTTACTGGTTCTACAGAGACAACAAACTAAATGTTTATGCAGCAGTTGACTTCGCATTTAGTTTATCTAAGAAGGCTGACTCAACAGCTATCGTTGTCATAGGAATAGACTCAGAAAATAATATTTACGTCTTAGATATTGACAGGTTCAAGACTGATCGTATCTCAGTTTACTTTGAGCATATCTTTCACTTGGTTAGCAAATGGTCATTCAGAAAGATGAGGGCTGAAACAACGGTAGCACAGATGGCTATCGTTAAGCAACTAAAAGAACTAATCAAACAACACGGTTTGTCTTTAAGTATCAACGAGTACAGACCTAACAAGAGCCAAGGCAACAAACAAGAACGGATAGCTTCTATTTTGGAACCTCGTTATGATAACATGAGTATGTGGCACTACAGAGGCGGCAACACTCAGATACTAGAAGAAGAATTATCTTCTCGTAACCCTGCACACGATGACGTTATAGATGCTCTAGCTTCAGCAGTTGACATGGCAGTTAAACCTTCTAGAAAAGTCTTTAGAAGCAGAGACAACGTTGTACAGTTTAATAAAAGATTTGGTGGAGTTTCGTTCTAATGGCTGGAACAACTATTGATCTCTCTTCTGTTATAGCTCCTCACGCATTAGCTACGGAGATTGCAGATAGATGGACTATCTGGAATAATTCTCGTCAGCAAAAGATTGAAGAGTGGAAAGAAATCCGTAACTATATCTACGCAACGGATACTCGTACTACATCTAATAGTAAGCTACCTTGGACTAACAGTACGACAACACCTAAGCTAACACAGATTGCTGACAATTTACATGCTAACTATTTCTCAGCTTTGTTTCCTCAGAAACGTTTCTTTAGGTTTGAAGCAAGTGATCAAGAGGCTAACACAAAGAATAAACGTGACGTTATCCAAGCTTATATGCAAAACAAAATACGTCAGTCAGACTTTGAGAATACTGTAAGCAAACTTATTAATGATTATATCCAGTACGGAAACTGTTTTGCTACTGTAGATTTTGTCAGAGACTACACAGAGTACGAGGATGGTGAAAGGGCCGTAAACTATGTTGGACCTAAGCTTGTTCGTATTTCTCCTTTTGATATTTGTTTTAACCCCTTAGCTGCTTCTTTTGTAGACTCACCTAAGATTGTCAGAAGTCTTCTTACAAAAGGAGAAGTCAAAAGAAAGATTGACGAAACTGTAGACAATGCTTATATGAACGACATCTTTGAGAAGATGATGTACAACCGTTCATATGCTACAGGTAATGACGTAGATGTACATAAGTCAGAAGGCTTCTTAGCTGATGGGTTCTCTGACATTAAACAATACTTTGAGTCTGACTACGTAGAAATACTTACCTTCTACGGTGACATGTACGATGCTGATACAAACAAGTTCATGAAGAACCGTGTCATCACAGTCGTAGATAGGTCTTATGTCTTGTCTAACGAACAGAACCCTAGTTGGTTAGGTAAGGCTTCTGTCTTCCATGCAGGTTGGAGAGACCGTCCTGATAACCTCTATGCAATGGGTCCACTGGATAACCTAGTAGGTATGCAGTATCGTATTGACCACTTAGAGAACCTCAAGGCTGATGTCTTCGATCAGATAGCCTATCCCATTCTTAAAATCAGAGGTGACGTAGAAGACTTTGACTTTGAGCCAGCAGCCCGTATATACATAGGTGAAGAAGGTGACGTAGGATATTTAGTACCTGATGCAACAGCACTCAACGCTGACTTCCAGATTCAAAACCTAGAAGCCAAGATGGAGATGATGGCAGGTGCACCAAGAGAAGCTATGGGTATCCGTAGTGCAGGTGAGAAGACAGCCTTCGAAGTAAACCAATTGATGACAGCAGCAGGTCGTATCTTCCAGCATAAGACTGCACACTTCGAAAGAGTTTTCTTAGAGCCAATCCTCAACGCTATGCTCGAAGCAGCTAGACGTAATATGGACTATGCCGATACTATCAGAGTCCTCAACGAGGATACTGGTGTCTTCTTCTTTGAAGAGATTACCAAGGAAGACATCAAGGCTAACGGTAAGATAGTACCTATGGGTGCTAGACACTTTGCTGAAAGAGCACAGAGAGTACAGAATATTACTCAGCTATATCAACTCAAACTAGCTGACCCTGCCATAGCTGTGCATATGTCAGGTAAAGAATTTGCTCGTATCCTAGCTGATGAACTAGGTGAACCCACCCTGTTTGCTGAGAACATTGCTATCAGTGAGCAAATGCAAACTGAGAAAATGACAATCGAAGCTCAAGTTCAACTCCAAGAAGAACAAGAGATAGCAATTGAGAAAGGACTCTAAGATGCCTTATATGAAAGGTAAAGTCAAACCATATAAGAACACGACTAAGAAGCCAATGGAAAAGAAAAAGAAACCGATGAAGAAATAAATAATGAAGTCCTATTGGTTTTCTAAATGCAAAACACCTGAGGAAAAGTTTGAGCTACGACAAAAAATCTTGTCAAACCGTGAAAGCTTAGACCGACTCAGAGAAATACTTGAGCCTATGCTCAAGGATACAGGACCAGAGGCTGACTATGACAGCCCCTCATGGGCCTACAAGCAAGCTGATCGTATCGGCTACAACCGAGCACTAACCAAGGTGCTTGATATTATCAATCTAGACAAGGAATAAAATTATGGTATTTTCTGAGCAGAGTCAAACCACAGACCAAACTCAGGTAGAGCAACAAGTACAAGAAGCCCCACCACAGGATTCGTACTTACAGAAGCTCGTAGAGACTAAGGGAGAAAACTGGAAAGACCCAGAGGTACTAGCCAAAGGCAAACTAGAAGCTGATGGTTACATAAAGAACTTAGAGGCTCAACTTGAAGAAATGAAAGAAGACCTCAAAAAGTCAGAGTACCAAAGGGAAGTTTTCGAACAACTTCAAAGTAAGGCCGCTGATTCTACTACAGCAAACTCTGGAGTGTCTCAAGATAAAAGTAGCACTAATAATCAGAATACCACTGCAAGTGTTAGTGAGGAAAACCTGAAGAGCCTAGTTGAACAGACACTTACTCAACGAGAAAAAGAGAATGTTATTAAACGTAATCTTGCTCAAGTTGATGAGGAGCTAGAAAAAACCTTTGGCACTGAAGCTAAGGTTGAAATCGAAAAGAAAGCTTCACAGTTAGGTATGTCTTTGGAACGTATGCGTGACATTGCTGCCGAATCTCCAAATGCTTTCTTTGCTCTAATCGGTGAAAAACCACAGCAACCTTTTAGTCCTTTGACTCAAGGTTCTGTACGCACCGAAGGTGTCAATATGCAGACCTCTACGGAACGTAATTTTGATTACTACCAAAAACTCCGTAGGGAAAATCGTAACTTGTACTATTCAGCCAAGACGCAACAACAAATGTTCGAGGACAAATCTCGTCTTGGTGAAAAGTTTGGTGCATAATTGAAAGGAACTTAGAAAATGGCTATGACCACTTCTAATACATCGTTCCTGCAACGTGCTCAAGTTTACTCAACAGAACTCAAAGAGATTCTGCGTGAGGAAATGATGGCACAACGATATGTGCGTATGCTTGACGGGTTTCCAGATGGTAACACCTTCAACATTCCATCTATCGGACAGGCGCAGGTCGATAACTATGTAGAGGATAGTGCTGTAACGTACCGTCCACTCGACACAGGTAACTTCACCTTTACGATTGACAAATACTTGTCATCAGCTACCTACATGACCAAGAAAGCTGAACAAGACTTGTTCTACGCTAACGAGTTGATGTCTCGTTTCGTTCCTGAACAAGAACGTTCAATCATGGAACACTTTGAGACAACTACTTTTGCTGCTGCTGACTCAGGCAACGAAAACAGCAACCGTGCTCTCAACGGTGTTAACATGCGTATTTCTGGTGGTAACGCAGGTGTAATCGAACTCGCAGACTTTGCGTATGCTCGTTATGCTCTGAAGAAACAACATGTACCAGACAACAATCTGGTTGCTATTGTTGACCCATCAGTAGAGTTCCAACTGAACTCTCTTGGCAACCTTGTAAACGTGTCAAACAACCCACGTTTCGAAGGTATTGTTCGTGACGGTATCGCAACTGGTATGCGCTTCGTAGCAAACGTATACGGTTTCGATGTATATTGTTCTAACTTCTTGCCTGACGCATTTGCAGGTGACACGATCCTAGAACGCAATGGCTCTACCGATACAGACGTATCTGGCGGTAAAGTTAACTTGTTCTTCTCTGCGGATCAGTCTGTAAACCCATTCGTGGGTGCATTCCGTCAGATGCCAGAAGTTGACTATGACTACAACAAAGACCACCAGCGTCATGAGTTCGTAACTACGGCTCGTTACGGTGTCAAGTTGTACCGTCCTGAGAACATGGTTCAAGTTGTCTCATTGACAACAATATCATAAGGGAGGGATAACTTATGTCTTATGTTAACGCAGACGGTCTGGAAATCCTTGCCTCAGGTGATGCAGGTACTCCAGCAAAACGAGGTACAGCAGTATCTCCTAAGAAAAGCCTCGTAATGGTGCTTACTGGTACAGAGCTTCCCTCTGCTGCCGCTACTCCCCAAGATAACGATGCTTTCATTCCAGCAGGTTCGTTCATTGTCTCAGCTAACCTTGTTGTCACTTCAGCTTTCACCTCAGGTGGTGCAGCTACTTTGACAATCGGTGCTTATGAGCAAGACGGTTCTGTTGTAGATGCCAATGGTATCGACGATGCTGTTGCTCTTGCGGCTATCGGAGCCAACAAAGCAGTAGCTTGTGACGGTGCTCTCGTAGGCGGTACAGCAACTGTTGGTGCAACCGATGTTTATATCGAAGCTTACTATGGCACAGCAGCCTATACTGCTGGTGAAGCCAAGTTGGTTATCGAATACATCGAACCATAAAACACTAGGGTGTCCCTAAAGTTTTTTAGGGGCATCCTTACTTTTTTCTTGACAAGATAGATAAAATATGTTATCATATCTTAACTGATGCAGGGGCTATAGATGGCTAACGTAAATCACAGTTCACTTACTGATCCTTACCTTCATGAACCTAAAGGAGTTGCTACAGCAACCAGTGGAGATGTTTATGTAGCTAATGGCTCTGGATCAGGTGCTTGGACAGCTAAACAAACTCTTATTGAATTATCTATCGAAGGTTATTTAGAAGATGTCTCATCAGTAGAAAAAGTTTATGTCCCTATTCCATTTGCAGGGACAGTATCTAAAGTTCTTACAGTTCTTGAAGCATCTATTTCTTCAGCTAATTCAATAGTAACCGTAAAGAACTCAGCAGGTTCCTCAATGGGGACACTGACTATTACTCAATCAGGTTCAGCAGCAGGTGATGTAGACACTTTAGCTCCAACGTCTAATAATACAGTAACAGCAGATAGTTTTATCACTATTGAAAGTGACGGTGGTTCAACCAACACAGCTAAACTTCGTTTCGTAGTAGTATTGGATCGTTCATAATGAAAACTACGCTTCTACAGGTTGTTCAGTCTATCCTCTCCGACATGGATTCAGAGGCAGTCAACAGTATTTCAGATACAACTGAAGCTCAACAGATTGCATCTGTAGTCGAAGATACTTACTACAATATTATCTCTGCGAGAGAAATACCTGAACACAAAAAACTTATGTCTCTAACGGCACTGGCTGACTCATCACGTCCTACCCATTTCCGTTATCCTGACAATACAAAGAAGATTGAACGTGTTGACTACAACATTGGGACTGTAGCTAGCAAAGACTTTCGTGAGATTACTTTTGTAGATCATGAGTACTTCCTAGATAACATGAACCAAAATGGTTTATTAGTTGAGACTGTAGAAGGTAGCATTGACATCTTTGTCTCTAATGATAAAGCACCATCCTATTACACGTCCTTTGATGACTACCATATCATTATGGATGCCTACGATGCAACTGTAGAGTCAACACTTCAGCAATCTAAAGTAAGAGCCTTTGGTGCAACCTATCCAACCTTTAGTCAGACAGATGGACACATCATTGATCTTGACAATACTCTGATGCCTTATCTTTTGGCTGAAGCTAAGTCAACCTGTTTCTCTTTGTTCAAGGCTGGGTCAGACCCTAAAGTTGAACAAGCTGCACGTCGATTGAAGTCTTACGTTCAAAACGATATGTATAAAACTAAACGTGCTAATACTCGTAATTATTACGGAAGAAGTTAATGATCAAATATGAACACGATACAGTAAACCAATACTGTGTCTGTCTATCAGATAAACTCTTATCAAAAGTTTTTATCGAAAAAGAAATTGGTGGCTACTCTTTCTTCGTTATTAAATATGAAAAGGGAAGTGTACCTAAGGAATTATCAGGACAGTACACAAGTATTCCAGAAGCACAACGTGGTTTAGAAAGGTATCTTCGTAACAGACCTGTATCAAAAGTTAAACAGGTAAGAGAATACGCAGATAAACGAGAGAAAGAACGTAATGCCGCAAAGTCTAAGTCAGAAGGCAGTTAACAACTTTGTTCGTGGTCTCATCACTGAGGCTGGCGAACTTACCTTTCCTGAAGGTGCCTCTGTTGATGAACTAAATTGTGAGCTACGTAGGGATGGCTCAAGGAGAAGAAGGCTAGGACTAGCGTTAGAATCTAACCATGTCCTGTCTTCTTTTACTGTTTCTGATAGTGAGATTGTTCACACAGGCGATTGGCTAAACGTAGGCGGTACAACTGAGCTTGAGTTCTTGGTTGTACAGAAAGGCTCCAATCTTTATTTCTATAATAAAGCAGAACTACCTTATTCTTCTCAAGGATATACAGATTACATAGACCTGACTGCACATGAATACGCAGGTTCTTCTGGTGCTGAGACAGCTAAGTGTCAGTTTGCTAGCCTTAATGGAAACTTAATTGTTTCTTCTGAAGCTATCAATACTATCTATGTAGCCTTTGATAGTGCCAGTGTAGGTAATGAGTTCTCAAGTGTAGAGATTTCTTTTAAGGTCAGAGATTTCGATTGGCAAGGTGACACAGATACCTACAAGACAGCAGGTGCTACTGACGCAGCAAGAACATATGACACAAAGAACGCAGGTTGGGTAGACACTAAAGGAGAAGCAGCTAGAACTACTTGGTCAGCAGCTAACTCAGGAAACTATCCACCCTTAACGCATCCTTGGTTTGCAGGTAAGGATAGTAGTGGTGACTTTGATGCAGCAGAATGGGACAAAGTTTTTGCTGGTAATACTCTAACTTCTAATGGACACTATATCCTTGACTTCTTTAGTAAAGTTAGATCAGGTCTTACAACTGAAACTATAAACACAAGATTTAAAACTGTAGCTTCTTTTGGTGGACGTGTGTTTTACTCAGGTATCGGTGATGCTGAACACTCAGGCCACGTTCTGTTTTCTAAGATCGTAGAAGGTGTAACTGATCTAGGTATTTGTCATCAGGTAAATGACCCGACTGCTGAGTACCTAAGTGATCTTTTAGATAGCGATGGTGGAATAATAGTTATACCTGATGCTGTCAATATCCAGCTTATCTATCCGTACCAGACATCCCTCTTTGTTTTCGCTGAGAATGGGGTGTGGCAAATTGCAGGTGTAGATGGTGTCTTTAAAGCTTCACAATACAGCCTCAACCGTGTCTCTAAGATTGGCATCTTAAATCCTCAGACTTTTATTTCTGCTGAGGGAACTCCTTTTTGGTGGTCAAGGTTTGGTATTCACACACTTGGGACTGACTCAGTGTCAGGCCAAGGTCAAGAAACAAATATCAGCCTAACAACTATTCAAACATTCTGGGATCAGATAGACACAAGTGTTAAACGAAAAGTAACTGCTGTATACGATAACATTAACAAAAAGATTTACTGGGCTTATCCTAATGTAAATGAAACTGTAGATGCTAAACTAAACAACTTTCTTATTCTTGACTTAGCCCTGCAAGCTTTCGTTCCTTGGTCAGTTCCAGATCAGGCATCAAGTACAGACTGCGTAGTAGGTCTAGCCTTTTACTCAGGGTTTGGTGCAGATACCCTTGAACTTGACGTAACATCAAATGGTGGACTTGATGATGTTGTAACCTCTGCTGGTGACGATGTGGTGTCAAGTCAAATATCAGGGTTTGCTACTGGTGATCCTTCGATAGTCCTCTTGGTAAGAGATGGCGCTACCAACAAGATGACTATGGCATCCTTTAGTAGTACATCTTTCTTGGATTGGGGTGACACAAACTACTCATCTTTTGCTGTCACAGGCTATGACTTTGTAGGGGACTTGCTAACCAAGAAGAAT